GAGCTTGTATTAGATGACGCAATGCATGTTAACGCAGGTCTCGATAAATTAGTAAAAATTAATTTAAAAGACGATGACATCAAACCATCATACCGACGAGGTATTTAGAGAAAAAAGAATAGTGAAAAACCCTATTAAATTTAAAATTCCTTTAAACGAAGAACAAAAAAACGCTAAAGACGAAATATTAAAAAATACATTAACTATTTTAGCTGGTCGAGCAGGTTCAGGAAAAACATTACTTGCTTGTCAAATTGCATTAGATGGGTTATTAAGAAGACATTTTGAAAAAATTATAATTACTCGTCCAACTGTATCAAGAGAAGAAATTGGATTTCTCCCAGGCGATTTAAGAGAAAAAATGGATCCTTGGGTACAACCAATTTACCAAAATATGTATTCTCTTTATGATAAAGAAAAAGTAGAAAAACTTATTGAGGATGGTAAAATAGAAATTGTACCTTTAGCATTTATGCGTGGTAGAACATTTTTAGATTCTTGTATTATTGTTGATGAGGCACAAAACGTTACTCATGAACAAATGGAAATGATTGCTACACGTATTGGTCTTCGTTCAAAAATGATTGTTTGTGGTGATGATTATCAAGTTGACTTAAAAGCAAAACGCGATTCTGGATTTAGATTTTTATATACAGCAGCACGTAAAATAAAAAATATGTGTGCCATTACTTTAAAACAAAATCATAGAGATCCTATTGTTGATGATTTGTTACAAATATATGAAGAAGCCGCTGAAATAGGAATTACTACCGGCTCAGCAGGAACAAGTGGAAAAGCTAAAAAGTAAGGAAAGGAACCATAGCTTTTTAATATTTATTATAAAAAAGCATGGCCACTTTAACTACTCAAATTTATGAAATACTAACTCTTGATGGAGAAGATGTAGGAGCTTCATATATTAACACTATCAATGGTATTAACTATTTAGATAACCGATCTCTAAGCATCCCATCAGGTTCAGTTACTACTATTTTTAATCTGGATTCAGTTCCAGGAGCAGGTACTTTTGTAACAAGTAGTATTAGATATATAAGAGTAACTAATACAGCTCAAACAAATGTTCCTGTTAAATTAATCATTTCTTCTTCAACTGAGGCAATGAGTTACCTAATTACAACAGGTAGTTCATATATGTTATCAACAAGTAAAATGACTGGAAGTACTAGCGGTTTATCTTTTGATGATATCAAATCAGTTAAAGTATCCCCATCAGGTAGTAGTGGAAGTATAGAATATTATATTGCAACAACTTAAATAAATTATGGCATCTACAGTAATTCCAATTTGGCCCGGTTCAGCATCATTTGCTACTGTATCTTCTTCTTACTATGTAACAGGAAGTTGGCCTCCTCCTACTCCATTTGGATTTTATGATAATGACCCTGAATTCAAAACAGATGCCAATAAGGTTTCTAACTTTTGTGCTTTACATTTAGGTTATCCTATTGAAAACGTCGAATTACAAGAAATAAATTTCTTCGCTGCTTTTGAAGAAGCAGTAACAGTATACGGAAATGAATTATATGCTTTCCAATTAAGAGATAATTACTTATCTTTAGAAGGAGCTTCGGATAGAATTGATGTAAATAATTCTGTATTTACTCCTACAATGGCTACTATTGTTAGATTGTCTCAACAATATGGTGAAGAAGCAGGAGCCGGTGGTAATGTAACTTGGTTTAAAGGTCAACTTAAATTAATTCCCGGAGTACAAGATTATGATTTATCATTATGGGCTGATGAATTAGGAATTACAGGTGGTATAGAAATAAAAAATGTATTCTATCAACCACCCCCAGCAATTAATCAATTATATTCACCAACCTTAATGACAGGTCAAGGTGGTTTAGGTGGTGTTCCTCCTTTAGGATTTTATGGATTTGGATATGGTTACGCAAATTATTTGATGATGCCTACAAGTTTTACAATGCAAAACTTGCAAGCTATTGAAATGCAAAATACTGTAACATTATCAAATTATACATTTAATATTGTAAACAACATTATATCTGTATTTCCTGTTCCTGGTACTGGAATGACTGGGGATGATTTTGATGGAGGAAATGATTTAGGATATGGGCATTATTTAATATTTGATTTTATCAAAATTCAAGATAGAATTGATGCTGCTTTTGCTGATGGTACTAATAAAATTAGTAATACATCAAATGCACCGTATATGAATCCAACTTATGCTAAAATTAATTCAATAGGTAGAAGTTGGATATTTGAGTATACTTTAGCTAAAGCTAAAGAAATGTTAGGTTTAACTCGTAACAAGTATTCTCAAATTCCTATTCCTGGAGCTGAAGTAACCTTAAACGGTGACTCTTTAGCTACACAAGGTATTGCAGATCAAGAAGCTTTAATTACAAGATTAAGAGATTATTTTGATCAAACTTCACGTCAAGCATTGCTTGAAAGAAGAGCAGCAGAATCAGTTGCTAGAGTTGAAGAAATTAAACAAGTACCAATGACAATATTTATAGGATAATATGGCACTATACGGACAAATGCGAGATATTTCTATGTTTCGATTCATTAATCGTGAATTGATGTGGAATATTATTTCTGAACAAATAGTGTTTTATAAATATAATGTTACAACAACTAAAGTAAATATGTATGGTGAAGCATATGAAGGTAGAAACTTTGCAGATCCAGTCTTATTATTTTCTTTAATTGAAGTATCAGACCAAACATCGCCAGTAAGTGAATTTGGTGTTGGATTTAAATGGCCTACTACTTTTAGATTTTTAAGAGATGATTTAGTTGATGCTAATTTACATCCTGAAGTAGGAGATATAATAATGTGGCAAGAAGGGTATTGGGAAATAGATAATGTAAATGTTAGTCAATTCTTCGTAGGTAAAGATCCTGATTATCCTTATTTAGATGGTGCTGGAAATAACCCATATGAAACTGATTTAGGCCAATTTGGTTACAATGTATCAGTAATTTGTGAAGCTCACTACACTCCATCTGACAAAGTAAATATTCAATTATCTAGAATGTAATGAGTAACGGAAGACTAAATAAACCAACCCCAAAAACCCAACGTGAAATTAGCGTTGAACAACATAAATCAACGTATGTACCTGCGGGTAATCCAAACTTCGCCGACCCCAATGTCCCTGGGATTAATCGTTCTCTACAAACGTCATTTCGCGATGATAACGTAAAACCTTTTAGTATTGGTATCAAAGATATCGATGAAGCTGTGTATTATTACTTTGAAAATGTAATACAACCTTCTGTTACACAAAATGGTGCTCGTTTACCTGTTCCTGTAATTTATGGTTCTCCTGAAAAATGGAAATCATTCCAAAAAGATGGATACTACAGAGATCAGAAAGGAGATATTATGGCTCCGTTGATTATGTTTAAACGTGAATCAATGGAAAAAGTTAGATCTATTGGTAATAAATTAGACGCTAATAATCCTCATAACTATAGTATCTCACAGAAAAAATATGATGCTAATAACTCATATGATAATTTTAAAGTGTTAACAAACAGGACTCCTGAAAGACAATTCTATGCTACGGTGATTCCTGATTATGTTACTATAACGTATAGTTGTGCGGTATTTACGTACTATGTTGAGCAACTTAACAAAATTGTTGAAGCCATAAACTACGCTTCAGACTCATACTGGGGTGACCCTCAAAGATATAAATTTAAAACAATGATTGATTCATTCGGATTCCAAACTGAGTTAGCTCAGGACGATGAACGAATTGTTAGAAGTACTTTTAATATTAGACTAAATGGATATATTGTTCCCGAAATTTTACAAAAAGATATTAATTCTCTTAAAAAATACACAGATAGTACAAAAATTATATTTTCAATTGAAGCATCTTCAGTGGATTCCTTATATAATGGCCAAGATAATGGCAACGGATCTATTACAACTCCAGAAACAATAAAGTCTTTGGAAATTAAGAAAAAAGTTAATGCAATATGATCCTTTTCCAATATTTATATAAGATAAATCCTGAAGAATGGCTCAAGTAAGATTTTTAGATCAAGTTCCTGTTGGCGTATATAATATAGACCCTACTGGTGGTAGTGGGGGTACAATTGATATTTACCAAAATGGTACATTAGTTAGTTCTAGTGTACCGTTTATAAACTTTTCAGGATCAGTTGAACTATCTACATTTAATTTAGATGGTGTTACAGTATTTGTAACAAGTTCAGCAGGATTTCCATTCTCAGGTTCAGCCGTAATTACTGGTTCATTAGTAATTTCAGGTTCATCTCAACCTATAGTATTACAATCATTACCTGTTCAACCTGGACCTTATGTTGTTACATACAATCCAGTAACAGGTGTTGTAGGATATGTAAACTCAACCTCAGGAACTAGTGGTGTAGCCGGTTCATCAGGAACAGCAGGTATTTCAGGAACTTCAGGTACTTCAGGTACAGCTGGTACTTCAGGAGCTGATGGTACTTCAGGTGATAGTGGATCATCTGGTACAAGTGGTACAAATGGAACTTCAGGTACAGCAGGCACATCAGGAAATAGTCAAACAGCCGGTACAAGCGGTACTTCAGGCACAACAGGCACTTCAGGAACATCAGGAGAAGACGGTTCAACTGGTACTTCAGGCACATCAGGTATAAGTGGTACAAGCGGTACGTCTGGAACCTCAGGAGAAGATGGTACTTCAGGACAAAGTAAAACTTCAGGTACAGCTGGTACATCAGGTACTAATGGAACCTCAGGTACAACAGGTACAAGTGGACTTAGTGGATTAAGTGGTGATAGTGGTTCTTCAGGTTCTTCAGGAACTAATGGAACTAGTGGTAGTACAGGAGTTTCAGGTACTTCAGGTAATTCAGGTACAGCTGGTACATCAGGTACCTCAGGAATTTCAAATACATCAGGTACAGCTGGTACATCAGGTACTTCAGGAGCTGATGGTACATCAGGTACTAGTGGAGTAAACGGTACTTCAGGTACAACTGGTACCTCAGGTACTTCCGGAGGAAATGGTATCTCAGGAACTTCAGGAACATCAGGTACAACAGGTACTACTGGAACTTCAGGAGAAAACGGTACTTCAGGTATTTCAGGTACTGCCGGAACTTCAGGTACTGCCGGAACTTCAGGAGAAAATAACACCTCAGGTACTTCAGGTATTTCAGGTACTGCTGGTACAAGTGGTACAGCAGGTACATCAGGAAATGAAGGTACCTCAGGTACTAGTGGTATTTCAGGTACATCTGGTACAACAGGTACTTCAGGAACATCAGGAGAAGACGGTTCAACTGGTACATCAGGTACCTCAGGCAATTCAGGCACAACAGGTACTTCAGGTACTTCAGGAAATAGTAACTCATCAGGTACATCAGGTACATCAGGCACAACAGGTACTTCAGGTACTAGTGGAGAAGACGGTTCTTCAGGAACTAATGGAACTTCAGGAACTAGCGGAACAGCTGGTACTTCTGGAGCTTCTAGTTCTGCAGGAACTAGCGGAACAGCTGGTACTTCAGGTACAACAGGAACATCAGGTTCTAGCAATTCATCAGGCACTTCAGGTACAAGTGGAGAATCAGGCACTTCAGGTACAAGCGGCACTTCAGGAGAAGACGGTTCAACTGGCACTTCAGGTACTTCAGGTAATAGTGGTTCAACTGGCACTTCAGGTACTTCAGGTAATAGTGGTTCAGCAGGTACAAGCGGTACTTCAGGTGAATCAGGTTCAACAGGTACAAGTGGTACTAGTGGTGAAAGTGGTTCTAATGGTTCTTCAGGCACAAGTGGAGACTCAGGAAGCACAGGCACTTCAGGTACTTCAGGTGAATCTGGTTCAACCGGTACAAGTGGTACTAGTGGTGAATCAAGTTCAACTGGCACTTCAGGTACTTCAGGCGAATCAGGCACAACAGGTACTTCAGGTACAAGCGGTGAAGATGGTTCAACTGGTACTTCAGGAACTTCAGGTAATTCAGGCACAACAGGTACCTCAGGTACTAGTGGTGGATCAAGTTCATCTGGCACCAGTGGTACAAGCGGTACAACAGGTACTTCAGGCACTTCAGGAGAAGATGGTACATTTGGTACTTCAGGAATAAGTGGTACTTCAGGAACTTCAGGTTCTTCAGGTACTTCAGGATTAAATGGATATAACGGTGTAAGTGGAGCAAGTGGATCTTCAGGTTCA